AGGGTCTAGGAAGCCCCTAGAGCGCGCCGTAGCCGAAGGGCGCTATCGCAGGGCTACCTTGGACAGAACGCCTCTCCTGGGGCGGGAGAAGCGGTGAGCGAGAGCGTCGTCAGGTCAGCACAGTTCAGCGTCGGCACAGCAGCCGTCCTGGTCGGCGTGGGCAACACTGGCGGCAGCCGAATCCTGCTTCATCAAGACGGTGCTGGCAACCACCAGATTTACTTTGGCGGGTCTGCCGTCACGACCAGCACTGGGTTCCTGATTAGGAAGGGTGCCGAGGTTGATGTGTATCTCCCTGAAGGCGTGCGCCTGTATGCTGTCTCAAGCAGCGCCGAGACGCTGTATGTCTTGCAGACTGGAGGTCGCTAATGTCATACGCATCCCTCGCAGAGTTTAAGAGCGCAATCGGAATCGGCACCGCCGATACGACCGATGACGGCGCGCTCCAGTCCGTTCTTGATGCGACCGACGCGCTGATTGACCTCTATACCGACCGCAAGCAGGGCTTCGGCACCGCGACGGAGACGCGCTACTACACGGCGGAGGACTATCGCTATGTGCTAGTCGATGACCTGGTAAGCATCTCCTCGCTGACCACCGACGACGATGGGAATGGAACTTATGAAACGACCTGGGTTGTAAACACGGATTACAACCTCGCGCCAGGAAACGCCGCACTCGACGGCTGGCCGTACAACGAGATCGATGTATCGGTGAACTGGCCGCGCAATTTCCCACGCGATGTCTATCGCGGCGTGAAAGTGGTCGGCGTGTTCGGATGGCCAGCAGTGCCAAGCGCCGTCAAGCAGGCAGCAATCATCCAGGCTGGGGCTGTGTGGTCAAGCAGGACAAGTCCATTCGGAGTCATTGGTGGTCAGGACCTGGGAGGAATCTTGCGACAGACCAGAGCGCTACACCCAGAGGCGCAAGTGCTCCTTGAGGCGTATCGCAAGCGCGAGGGGCTGGCTCGGTGAGTTTTAACGACGCGACGATCATTGGTGGTCTTGCCGCGCACCTTTCCGCTAAGACTCCACCGACAGGCTACACGCTGCGCAATGTCTATTCGTATCCGCCAGACAACCTAGCCGTCGTTCCTGCCATCGTGATCATCCCAGGCGAGGACAGCGTCTCTTACGGCGCCGCTAACCGCCAGGTTGTTCTTACCCTGAACGCTGTGCTGTATCTCCAGCCGCAGGCCGATCTTGGCCGAAAGTATGCAGACCTTATGGTCTGGCGCACCTGGCTGCGGGATGCGCTCATCGATGGCGTTACGCTTAACGGAACCGACGCCGTCGCGCAGGCGAGTGTCACGAGCACTACAATGGGAACCGATACCTGGGCCGATCAGGAATATTTGACCATCAGTGCGAGTATTGATGTCACAGGAGTGGAGGCTATAAATGCCAGCGCCTAAACGAATCATCAGCCGCATCGATGTGCGCTATGTCCAGGGCTCGCTTGCAGAGGGTGAGTTTGTGGGCGGCCTACCTCTTGATGGGTCTACAATCAACGCGCCAGCGGTCTTCGCGGAGGCGTGGATCGCCGCAGGGATTGCTCAACGAGTAAGTGCCGCACCAGCGGCTGAAGACGACAAGGAGAACGAATAATGCCAGCCGCATCCGCAGGCAACATCCTGTTCAGCAAACTCGTCGCTTTTAAGGAGGCGACCCCAGGGACCATCCCGACGCTTACATCTGGTGGTCGCAAATTGCTGGTCACACCGACTGGAGTTATCTCAGAAGGCACGACTATTGAACTTGGTGCCGAGCGCAGCGTCTCGCTCCGCAACCCGCTGATCTCCACGACTGGCACAATCGTCTCCGTTGAGCCAACACTCAGCGCAACCGTTCCTGCGGTGAGCGTCGGTGAACTTCCAATCTGGTTGTCGATGCTTGGCACCGCCACACCGACTGGTACGGCTACGCCGTACATCTACGACTACGACTGGAGCATGACGGCCAGCAACAATCCGAAGTCTTACACGCTCGTGGCAACCGATGGCACGCAGCAGTACGCCGCAAATTACTGCCTTGCGGAGTCAATTACGATTGCGGCAGACCGCAGCGGACTGACCAACCTGAGCGCCTCGCTCTTCGCGCAGCAGATTGCCAAGAACAGCGCAACGCTGGCCGAAGGCACTCCGACCTCGCCGTTCCTCGCTGGTCGGCTATGGAACGCCTACCAGAGCGGCACCGTGTTTCCTGGTACGGCTTCAGGAACTTCTTATGAGTACCTGCTCGACTTCTCACTGGAGTTCAACGCAGGCATCACGCGCCAGGCGTACCTTGCAGGCACGACCGTGTTCAGCACGCACAGCGAGAGCAATCCATTCAGCGGCACGCTGACGATGACGGTCTCCTCGACCGCCTCCGCAGTGAGCACCTGGTACGACGCCTACAAAGCGGCAACGCCTGTCGGCGTGCGACTCGCCTGGACTGATGGAACGCGCACAGCAAATATTATGTGCATGGTTGTGCCAACCGAAGTCCAGCAGATGGCTGGCGCTGAGGATGGGTTGACCACGATGGCCGTCACTGGCACCCTGGTCTATGACCCGACCAGCGCAAAAAGCCTGCGGATTATTGTAGGGAGCGACCTTAGCGCGCTGCCATAAGTTGAGTTGAGGAGGATCGCATGAGCCAGAGCAAGCCACAATTCCGCACCGTAGACATCACGCTGTCCGCGCCGTTTGACGGCTGGACAGCCACGATGAAGGCAGAGGGCGTCCCTGCCCGCGTCTTCATCGAGTTGCAGAGCGGCAACGCCGAGCGCGCACTCAAGGCGCTGGAGCGCTTGATTGTGAAGCACAACTTCCTGACAGAAGATGGCGATCCAGCGACAGAGGTGCTAGACGCGCCGATGGACGCACTGAGCGATGCGATCACGAAGTGGAGCGATGCGGTAGCAGCACTCCCCCCTCGATAAGGCTCGACGCCCAGCGGCTGGCGGCGGGTCGGACAATCTCGCCGCACCCGCTGATCGCAGCGCACCTGATCGCCAAAGAGTTCCACATCCCACCACACGAGGTTCTGGAGTGGGAGGCGGAGGACTTTGCGCGTACACTTGCACTGATGTCTGACCTTCAGCCTAAGGAGAAGCATGGCCGCTAACGACTCTCTGGTTCTACAAATCAAGACCGACAGCCGATACGATGATCTGCGCATCGGCTTTCTGCAAGCGGATAACCCAGGAGCCTTCAGGCGCCTCCAGTCGATTGCTACGCTAAACGCCGCCAGAACAATGCTTAAGCCCATGAAGGCGGCGGCACCAGTCGGCAAGACTACCGAGCGGCCAGGGCGCCTGCAAAAGAATGTGAAGGCTCGAGGGGTACGGTTCAACAAGCCTGGGGCGGTTGTTGGAATCAAGCGCGGTAAGAGCGACGCCTGGTATGCGTGGTTCGTGGTGGCTGGCCGTAGCAGTCGTCGCAGGACTAAGAACGGAATTGTCGCTGTGCGAGCCGTACCTGCGCGTCCATTCGTGTCCGAAACAGTCAAGCGGGGCGGTATGATTAACACCGCGATGGAGGCGTACTCCTTAACGGTTGAGAAGTTCCTAAACGATAAACCTTTCAGGCAGACGATCTTGAAATTCAAGAGAGGGAGATAATGGTTGGATCAGATCGCTCCGCGAACTTCGTCATCAAGGCTAAGGACGCCGCGACTGGGCCGCTTGGCAAGGTGGGCGGCGCGATGGGCAAACTCAAGAGCGCGGCTGGGACTGCGTTCAAGGCAATCGGCGCAGCGGCAATCGCCGCAGGTGCCGCACTCGTAGCCTTCGCAGCCCAGGCGGTTATGGCCGCAGCGGAGGATGAGAAGCAGACCATCCGACTCAATGCCGCACTCAAGGCTCGTGGCTATGAGATGGACCAACTCAAGCCGAGGATTGAAGAGCAAATCAAGTCAATGGCTCGTCTCGGGTTCACCGATGACCAGGTGCGCGCTGGTCTAGAAATCGGGAGCCGATTCTTCAAGAATCAAGAGAACCTCCTACGCGCCAATGCAGTCGCCGCGAACATCGCCGCCGCGACTGGCAAGGACCTCAGTACCGTGATGCTTGCACTCGGACGAGGAGCAGCGGGAAGCACACGCGGTCTGATGACGCTCGGCATCGAGGTACAGAAGGGCGCCAAACTCAAGGACATCTTGCGTGCCGCTGACGAGAAGTATCTCGGCGTGGCTGAGGAAGTCGCTAACAGCACGAGCGGCAAGTTCGCCGCAGCGCAGATTCGCTTCAACGAAGCCATTGAGACCTTCGGGTCAAAGTTGCTTCCAATCGTCAATGAGGCACTCGCGTTCCTGACTGAGACTGCGCTTCCTGCGTTTGAGTCATTGATGGAGGACCTCGGACCTATCTTCACCGACCTCGTGGACAACTATGTGCGTCCGCTCGTTGATTCGGTGAGCCAACTGTTCGCGCTCTTTGATACTGGCGACGATTCAATCAGCCTGCTGACCATCGCACTGGCGCCGCTCAAGTTGGCGCTAGAGGCAATCAAGTTTGTGATTGACGCCATCGTCGCTGGACTCAAGTTCATTGGCGTCGGCGGTGGACTCAAGACCCAGAAACTTGACGCAGCGGCTGAAGCCGCAGGCTACGGTGGCGGCTCGTACATCAATCCGATGAACCGAGGCGGCGGCACGCCTACAAGTCTGACCACGAACACGAACCTGTATCTTGACGGCCGCGTGGTCGGGCAGAGCACGAACACCTACCTCGGCAACCAGACGCGCAATCTCAATCCGCAGCGGTCATTCCCTCGGAATCCATAAATGGCGACCGCGCCGTATCAACTCTGGATTGACCTCGCACCAATCGCCACGGCGATTCGCGTCTCGTCCACGGTCACCATCACCACGAGCAGCAATCACGGTCTGACCACTGGCGCCTACATTCAGGTGGGCAATACCACTGGCGCGGCTGGCACCTCGATGGTGGGCGTCTACGAAGTCACCGTCACCTCTGGCTCTGCCTTCACCTATACGGCCGCAGGCTCGGCTGGCACGGCGACGAGCGGCAGTGCCTTCGTCGCCTACGACCTGCTCAACCCGCCAATCAACTACGCCTCTGGAAGCGCACGTGAGAACGCGATGGTCGCCGACATCAACACGCTGAACCTGAGCAGCAACGGCGACGGCTCTGGCTCCACGATGTCCTTTGACGTCCTCCAGGAGACGACGCCAGCCGTCGGTCCGTGGTTCAACCTCGTGCCAGACAACACGCGCATCAGGCTCTGCGAGAAGAACACAGGCTCGACACCAGCGGCAGCCGATGTGCGCTTCCTCGGTGTGTTGGACTCGGTGAACTCGCAACTCAACGGCTCAGGACAAGGCACTCGCACGACCGTGCAACTCAGCGATGCCAACGTGGTGCTTGACCGCATCGCCGTCTTCGGCAAGACAGGAGCAGCGCGCGTGATTGAGAGCGCTCAGCGAAGCAGCAACACCGTGACTTACACGACCAGCGTGGACCACGGCTTCGTGACTGGTCAGTCCATCAAGATTAGCGGCGTGCTGGGCGGCGGCACGGCTGGCTTCAACGGCACCTTCTCAATCACCAACACAGGAGGGCGCACCTTCACGGCATCAAACTCAGGCGCCAATGCAAGCAGCGCAGGAACGGCTGACGCCACATTCTCACGCGACGGCAAAAGCAACGACTGGATTGTGCTGACGGCCACTGGCAGCAATAAGTTCTTCATCCAGAGCGGTGACACGGTGCGCCTGCGTCGCGGTGGTCTTACAGGATGGGGAGACTCAACGACTCTGCGCTATCTGGTGGACACGACCTTCAGCGGCAGCGATGTCGTGCGTGTGAGCGATACCGTGTTCAAGTGCCGACTGCGAAAGCCATACAAAAATACCTGGGGAACCTTCACAAGCACAGGCAAGGTGTTCTCCTCTGGCGTGGCACGCGATGCAACACAACAGCCAGGACAGGTCACTGTCACGATCCCAGGCGGGCTAGACGAGACGGAGGCGGTCAAGAACCTGCTTGCGCTGACCAACCAATACAAGTCCACCGACTACCCGCTGCAGCGCGTGATGTCCACGAGCGGCACGTCCAACATTGTCGGAGGCACCGTATACGCAAGCGGACCAGCCATCCAGTTCGCCTCCTGCTCGCTCCGCTCGGCTCTTGATACGGTCATCGAGACGTACGCAGGTTCTGACGTCAAGGAGCGCCGATACTATGTGGACCTCGCTGGCACGCTGAACTACAAGTTGGTGGATTCCGCTGCAAAGCCAACCTATGCCACTGCGCCGTACTCAATCATCGTCACAGGCGCAGGCACGCCGAACACGACCACAGGCAAAGCGACCGTGGCGCCATACAACCTCAGCGTGAACTGGGACCACAGCACGACCAAGAACGCGCAGTTCACCTTGCCAGCCGCAGGGCAGGGCGTGCCTCTCACGACCGTGCTTTCCTACGCTGAGATGTACGACGAGGACGGCGCACGAGTATTCGCCACGCGCGGAGGCGCTCCTGTCTTTGACGAGGTGGTGGACTTCCCAGGAGCGTCAAACAATCAAGGCGCGCAGATTGCACGCGCTGCTGCGGCATACTTCATCGAGCGGTACAAGCCGATGCTCTCAGGCTCGTTCACATTGCGCGGGGCTGGCACGGCCGCGCACAACCAGTACGGCTTCAGCGCAGGATACGCGCAGACAGGCGTATCAAGTTTCGCGCTGGTCAGCCGATGGGAGCCAGGGCAGTGGGTGGAGATTACGGCGGCTGGGCTTGGGTTGAGCGGCCTTTACCGCGTTGAGCAGGTGGACTGGAGCCTTGAGCCAGGCTCGTATACTCAGATCATCACGATCACGTTCAATCGGCGCAATCCGAGCGACCTCGCATCGCTCATCGCCAACCTGAAGAAGTAGGAGCAGACGATGGCACAGTGGGGTTCAAGCAAGGGTCTGGTCAGTCAGAACATCAGCCAGACGATGGACAACCAGGGCAATCCCATCATCAGTTCTGATACTACATTCGGCGCTTCACCACTCGGCTATGCGGCGCGCGTTCAGGCGCTCTTTGGCTTGCCGAACGCCACCTTTGAACTGACGCCTCCAGATACGACGCTGACAATCAACGAGGGCAATCAGTTGCCCTACTGGGACATTCAGGAATACAGCGAAGGCGTGATGACGGCCACTTCGGTTTACGACTCGACCACAAACAGTTGGGGCGTCAAACTTGACCCAGGCACAGCCACCACCAATGACTACCTGACGATGACCACGCGCTCCTACTTGGTGAACGATGACAACCTCTCGCTGCGCCAGAAGGCACTTGCGGTTGTCAGCAAGAACGGCACCT